GTGCCGCCTGTTACGTTGCCGCTGATGTTTCCCGTAACATCGCCTGTTAGGTTGCCTGTGACGTTGCCAGTTACGTTGCCAGTGAGATTACCAGTCACGTTACCTGTCAGCGCACCGCTTACGCCACCTGTAGCTGTGATGAGGCCAGTTACGCCTAGTGTGCCGCCTATAGCCACATTGCGTGAAAAGAAACCATCGCGTGGCCGGGTTGCTCCCGATTTACCGATATCGTGTGTCGCATCAGTAAACAGCAGGTCGCTCGTCACAGTGGCATTCACGGTCAACGTGTCTGATGCACTGTCTCCCACCACCACCGCACCGTTCAATGTTAACCCACCGGTTAACGTCAACGCGCCGCCTACGCTTACATCGCCGGCAAATGTTGCTGCCTGTGCTGACGATAGCGTGAGTGCTGTTGCGCCGTTGGTAGTAAACGCCAGGCTGTTTGCACTGTGGCTGTAGGCTATTTTGCCTATATCGTTATCAGCCGCATCCCCGAAAAAGATGTTTCCATCGCTGCTGCTGCCCGATAGAATCGACAGACCTGACGCTGCGCTGTTTTCTAGTACAGCCTCGTTTGCATCTGCGTGTGCCTGTACACTGCCGGCTGATGCTGTGTGGACATGAAACTGCCCACCGTCTGCTGCAGTTATGCCCGATCCTACCACCAACTCGCCTAATACATAGGTTCCAGTGCTATCTATGTCTGAGTTAGTAATAGTGTGTGTGTAGATATTCTGGAACTCGCCATTCAGGTCTGTTGCCGTTAGCGTTTCACCAGATACCCACGTTTTTAATGCGGTTAAATTCATTCAGCAGTTTTCTCCCACGGTCTTATGATTTGTTACCGGGCCGTGTGCCGGTTATTGTCCCAAGTATTCCCGTCCTGTGCGCGCTCCTACCTGCCCCGATGCGCGTCCCAATACGTTGATCAGCTGTTGGCCTGTAGCGTCTTGTAACACACCTTCGGTTAGGTATCTTCTGCCGCCTGGCGTAATAAACGCATCGCCTATTTTTCTCTGTGCAAAAAACCCAGCTAATGCTGTTAATGGCCGGCGAAAAAATTCCATCACTTGTTCAAACGCCGCTACGCTCCTACCCGATTTAGACATATTTCTAAACCGCTCTGAAGTGCTTGCCTCGCGCAGCATCTTGGAAAAATCTAACAGATCGCGCGCTAACTCTTGCCCAAATATGGCCACCATCTTCTTTTCGCCGCCGATGCTTTCTATAAAACTTTCCATCTTCGCGCCGCTCAGATTCACACCTACATCACCGCGCACCTGCGATTTTTTACGCATTTGTTCCAATACTTCAGCCTGTAGGTTTCTAAACGCTTCTACGCCCTCTTTTGATGCCGGCACACCCGATGGCGTTTCTACTGCACCTAATAACTGCTTAAGCCGTATTACTTCCGTTGGCTGGAAATTGCTCTTCATGACGCGTGTTGCTATGCCCTCTGTTTTATCTGGATTCTTAACCAGATTTGCAGCTGAACTTGCATCTAAGTCGAACGCCTCTTTAGCCATAAGTCTTGCTTGGCGCGCTTTGGCCGGCAATTCTCTGGGCAATCGAGCAGCCTGACCCATTTGTTCGTCTGCCTGTGCAGCTAATGCGTCTTTGGTCGCCTGGCTGCCACCTTCCAGGTCTACAATGCGCTTGTTCAGCAGTGTATCCAATCGCTGCTGATTGAATTGACTTAACTCGCCACGCTCTACTGCATCCACCAAACGCGGTGCAAAATCCATCAACTCTTCGCTGTTCATATCCCCAATAGCCGACTCCACCATATCTACGTCACGGAAATCAATATCTTGTTCACGCCGGGCAAACAGACTCAACGCCTCTTCTTCTGGATCAGCTGCAATCTTTTTATAGAAAGTGTCGTCGCGGCGCAGTGCCTCTAACAAATCGTCTTGTGTTTCTATGCGAAGCTGTGGGAATCGTGACCGCAGCTGTTCCGCTACTAAATCAGCACCTTGCGGAGCCACTTTTGTTGCATTGCGTATGCTCGTTTCAACGCCTCTGAGCCTACGCATAACGCGTGGCGATATGTTGTCTGGCAACCCTTTTGTGTTAAGGCCACCAACGCGCTCAATGGCCTGTGATAGGCTAATCATGTTGGCCGGATCAACTGCACCCTGTGCCGCCTGGCGCGCTGCAACATCCGACTCACGCGCTAATACACTCCGCATCTGCGCGTCATCTAACCGCGTTCCCTGCATAAAAAACGTTTCGGCATCATCTGCTAATCCACCGTATATATCACGCAAATGCGCGTCTAACCCCGTTGCGCGCGCTGTTTCCGGCTTGCTTCTGAGCATATTGCCTATGCGCTTTCTAAAATCATCCAACTGCTTGAACGAGGTAATTGTCCCTACATCGTTCATAATCTTTGCCAAATCTTGATCTAATGCGCTGCCCGTCTGAAAACCACCCCCTGCGCCGGTGCGATCCATTACGCGCTGCACGGCTTCTTCCGTCTTCGATGTGACAACCCTCGCCTCTGGTGCTACAAACTTTTGTAACTCGTCATAGGCTTTACCTATCGCATCTTGCCGCACATCAACTGCTGTTTCTACAGCCGTGTTGTATAGCTGATTGCTATCAACGCCCTTCGCTATCTGCAGATCGCCCACTATGCGATCAAACGCCTTACCCACTTCTTCGTTGTAGGGGCGCGTTACCTGCTCTTCATACCGGCCAATAGTTGCCGGAAATGTGTCTCTAACGCGCTCTTCAAGATTTTGCAATGCCGGACTTGTCGTTTGCGCGCTGAGTGGCAACTTGCTTTCAATCTCCGTGCCAAGTTTTGTGTCGAATCGAGCCGCTTCGTCTATGACATTGCTGCGCTGCGTGCCGGTTACTGCGCCTTTAAACGGTGCAACCGCTGCCCTTCCTATTCTTGCTAATCCTCTACCTACTATGTCACCACCGGCAGAGGTAAGTGCCTCCATCCCCAAATCACCGACATTCACCCCCTCTTCACTGCCCAACAAATTACCAATACCTTGCTCTATTGCCGCACCAGTAACGCCGGCTGCTGATGCAGCTGCTATAGGCGCGCCCGTAAATGCTGCTGGTGACGTTGCTATCCCTGCCAAAGTAGAAAGAAGGGTGCGTGGCGTGCGTCCCACCATATCAGCCAGATCGCCTAACTCAATTTCATCTGGATCAACCGGCTGCGTACCTAATTCCGTTCGCACCATTGGCCGGCCATTGTCCAAATATGCGTCATACCCTATGCGCCTAAGTATGCTGACTTCACCCTGTGGCGTAGTAGCAAATCCAGACTGTAGACGATCAAGAAATCCAGGTGGTTCATTGTCGCTTACGAACCGTCTTAAATCATTGGCTGTAAATCGTGCAGCTATTTCTTCTGGCGTAAGGCCACGCAAATCATTGAGCGTAAGTTTTTTTGACATTTGTTTCTCAATTTCGGCTTTGGCTGTAAAGCAATCCACCAGCACCAGAATAGCCTGTATTTATTGGTTGCCTATAGTTACCCTGCGATTGCATCCCCAACGCCTTTTGAACGTTTTCTAGTACATCTGCATCACTAAACGTCTGACCTATGGCCTGTATCTCATTAAGGTCTAATCGGATACCGTCATATCTACCTCTTAGTTCCTTAATTGTATCCTCACCTAACCGTATATCTATCGCCGGCAACCTAAACGGATTGCTTCGTTTCTCTAAATCATTCCGCGTTGTAAAATCTGAAACCCTGCCCATAATAGCGTCATTGATAAACCCGTCAATTTCTTTCATTCGCGCGTTATATGATGCAAATGCTAACTCAATGATTGTTTGCCTTCCTTTATCATTAAGCCTTGTCCCATCAAAAAACTGTCTAAGTTTGATGCCAGCCTTTTCGTACGCAGCTATTGCATCGGTAAGCGTATTATATTCTTCAGTTCGCACTACTGAGCCAGGATCTTGTAGTTTTGCCAACGCTTTAAGCATGGCAATATCGGCAAACCCTCCACCTATTTTTGATGATTGCACCACCTCATCCAATCCCCGACTAACATCATTCCGTATTCTCACCATTGGTTCACCTTTAACCATTGATTCAAACCCGTCGAGTATATCCCTTTTCTCTGTGCGTAATTGCCTTAATTGAACGCCTTGCTCTTGCTGGTATCCATTTAAATACGCCTGTGCCAACTGTGGACTGCCGCCAGTTGTCTGTAAAAAGTCTGGCGAACTTATCACTTCTTCTCTGGTAAGGCTTGGCGATCCAACCGCCAATGCGCCCCCTGCCTTGCTCGCCATATCTATCTCTTTGTCTAATGACAATCCTTTAACTTGTGGCGTTTGTATGTTGAGCAATCTCGCTTCTGCAAGATCTCTCTGCAGCTGAAACAACTCATTTTGCTGCGCCTGTTCTAATACACCTGCTTGGCGTTGCCTTATCGTTGCGTCAAACACACTACGCCCGTAATCACTGGTCACACCTTCGGGATACTGCACGCCAGACTGACCCACTGCGCGCAACAGTTCAACGCCCTGTGGCGGTGCTATGCTAACCCCTTTGCCCAACATCCTATCGGTTGGTAAAGGTGCTGCCTGTCCAGCGGCCTCGCCTATCTGTCTATCAATCGTCATCTGTGCAGCTGTGTTTTGTAGTCTGCGCGTTTCTTCGGCTGCCTTTCGCGCGGCTTCTGCTTCTTTCATGCCGCTATACAACCCAATCGCCTGTGACCCCAAGCCGGCAACCTGACCCAATGACCGCAACGTATTGGCTCGATCACTGCCCCTGTAAGTGACGGGAATCTGTGCCGCCCTCGCATTGCCGCCAAACGCGTTCATAAGGTTTACGCGGTTGTTTTCTTTTTCCTGTGCTACGCGTTGCCGCTCGCGCGCCCGGTTCATAGCACGCTGCTCTGCTTGCTGCGCTTTGCCACCTAAATAGGACTGCCCTGCCTGCAGTGCTAATTGGCCCAATATTGCCCACGGTATCGCCATTTATAACATCTCCCATGACATTTCATTGCCCATCTGCCGCAGTATATACACTTCGCCACCTGCCCCTAATGCCCGATCTGGACTAAATGGATCTTGTCTTGCGCCAGGCGGCAGTGGAGGAGGCGTGCCATCAAGTGTTCCATTATTTGCGTCACCGACTCCTGTAGTATTTGTAGTGGTGGTTCCATTGATAATGCCACCCAACAGTTCATTAAGGATTTGGTTGCGTTGCTCTGTATTGAAAAAACCCGATTGTGCCAGTGCCAACGTCTGCTGCACATCCAAGTCCCTAATCTCACGATCAAATCCAGTGCCGGCGCGCTGGTCTGCTCTGCCAGATAGCGTCGGTTCTCCATCTACACGACCAAAAAGCGCATCCTGTATAGCGCGTTCGGCCCGACTCTCTGCGCCCTGCGATGCGGCAAGGTCTTGCTCGATGGCCCTTGATTGCAACGTCTGTGTAGGTGCTTGGTTATATCCGCGCGCGAAAAACTCACCCGTTGCATCTGCTTCCGACAATCTGCGCTGTAGATCAGCCGTTGCTAAATCGGACGATAACGCCTGTGCAGCACGAAGATCCGCTGCCGTTTGTAGTCCCCTATTTGCAATTGCATTCTGCACATCTTGCTGTGTTAGTTGCTGTCTTCGCAGGTTATCTGCTGTAGCAAGCTGTCTATTTAACCGCTGCGTTATTAGATCATCGCGCGCCTGTTCGCCGGCCAATGTTTGTATAGGATCGCCCGTTTGACCCGTTTGCACCTGACCGAAGAGAATTGACTCTAACTGCTGCTGTGCGCGTTGGTCATTAGCACGCGCCAAGTCTTCTTCTAACCCCATCGCACGACCTGCCAATGTATCCACAGGTGCTTGATTAGCTGCTTCAAAAAACTGACCCGTCACTCCAGCTTCTGCTAACCTGCGCTGCAAGTCCTGTGTCACCAGGTCAGATCGAAGTGCATCAGCCGCACGTTCGTCTGCACTGCGCGCCAATCGTCTGCTTTCCGCTGCGCCTACCAGATCAGATCCCAATGCCTGTGTAGACCGCAAATCTGCTGCCTGTGCCAATCGACGCTGTAAATCTGCCGTAGTCAGATCACTCTGCAGCACTTGGCCGGCACGCTGATCTGCTGTGTTTGCCAGTGCGCGCTGTTGGGCAGCTGTGGCGAGGTCTGACCCCAACGCTTGCTGTGATCGTAAATCTGCTGCTGCTGCCAGTTGACGCTGCTGTGCTGCTGTCGAAAGGTCACTGCCCAATGCCTGACCAGCACGTTGATCGCCACTTAGTGCCAACCTGCGCTGCAGTTCAGCCGTAACTAAGTCGGATTGTAATCCACGCTCTTGCCTACTGGCATCGTCCATTGCCAGCTGACGACCCAAGCGTTCAGTCTCTAACTGTGCAAGCTGACCCTGGCGGCCAAACACATCTGCGCGCGCCTGACGCTGCATTTCTTGATCGGCCAACCCCAGCTGATCTACGCGCGTCTGCAACCCTAATGCTTGAGATATTGCATCGCCGGCAAGACCTGCCCCCAACGCTTGCCTGTTGTCCATCTGTGCCGATAGGCCGGCCACATCGCCAATAGCTGCCCTCGCCAAATCCTCGTTAGCTAATCGCAGATTGTCGCGCCTACCTTCAAAGTTCAGCGCGTCATTGATCGCTTGTGTTTGTAGGTCATACCCTAATGCGTTTATGTCGTTTAATGTGCGTTCACGCGACCCGATAAAATCACCAAACGCCTCTGCCGTATCACCACTTCGCAACACACCCAAGCGGTTTAAGTTTTCGCGTAATTGTCGTTGCTGGTCTTCGCTGCGCTGTAGAAAGTCTGCACGCTGTTGCTCTATAAGTGGGTTGCTGCCACCACTCAAGCGATCAAGTATGGCTTGTTCAGCCTGTTGGGTAAGGTTGGTATCGAGCGATACGCCCGTATTGTTCAGCCTGTTTCGTGCCGCCACCATTGCCGCGTTTAAGTCAGCACCAGACCCCAACGGATCGCCCTGCAGCCGGTCTAATACGTTCTGCTGCGCTGCATCTGTTAAAGCTGAGTCTGTGTTTACCAGCTTGCCGGCACGCACTTGGTTCAACAGTGCTTGGTCAGCTGCCATCGCACCGTAATCGTTGCGCGTTGTGCCGATCCCTGTTCCCGTTCCCACCTTCAATGCGTCATCAAACCCCAATGCGCTATACGGCGTTGCTACTCCCGTTCCCGTATCTATTGCAGTCGCACCAGTCATATCAACTGGATCAATACGGGTTAGGTCTGCGCGTGATTGGTTGTAATCTCCTACGGCAGTGCCGGGCGTAATGCCAAGACGCGCCATCGCATCAGACATCGTTTCGCCCTGCACGTTATTAAGGTTCGATGCTGTTATATTTTCCTCACCTATTGCAGTGCCAGGTGTAAGGCCAAGACGCGCCATCGCGTCTGCGTACGATTCACGGCCACCCATCGCACCACCGCCGCCGCCTATGCCTGTGCTACCACTAAACCCACTTAGATCTGCCGGTGCGTTTAATGGCGTATCTGCTTGGCCCTGCATCACAAACGCAGTATTAGCTGTGCCTAATACTTCTCCTGGCGTAAACCCCATATCTGCATAGCTTGGTGCTGTTGCTACCGTCTGCACTGCTGAACTACCAAAATTGTCCCGGTATTGCTGGTTCGGATCAGCCACCGTTGTCTGCACTGGTGCTTTTGTAAATGCCGCTCGGTAGTCCGCGTTTGGGTCATTCGTAGGGACTGGCATAGTTGTCTGCACTGCGCCACTACTAAAGGCATCACGGTATTGCTGGTTCGGATCAGCAACCGTTGTCTGCACAGGCGATTGGCTAAACTGCTCCCTGTATGCCTCATTGCCACCCATCGAACCCGTTGCAGATGCACTGCTTGTTGGCCTATTCATGACCTGACCGGCATTACCACCCATAACAAAATTGGTATTAGCAGCACCTTGTGGCACACCCGGTGTCATGCCCCCCATTGCATCAGCCATGCTTCTGCCGGCAAACGGATTCGTTCCACTTTGCTGTGTACTATTTCGAAGCGTTGCTGCTGTGTTCGCTGCGCCAATAGGCCCTGTATTCAACCCCAACGCGCTATACATAGCAGCCATGCTATTTTGGCCGCTACCACTACCTGTCATGCTGAAATAATCCGCTGCAGACATTTGTTGCTTAGGCTTGGTGTAGTTGAATGGGTTCATGTTTGCCGGCCCGTACATATTCATTAGCTAACCCCTGCTCTTGGTTTCCTATGCCGCCCAATGACCTTAAACTGTAGATGTGTACGGCGTATTCTATAGGGTTCATCTTTCGTGTTGTTGGTAAACTTCAAACTGCTGTGTGGATCGTATCCCTTCAGATCAATATCCTTTGACACCATGCGCTTGGTTCCTACAGCATCTACGCCCAGAGTAAACGAATCCACCACACCGCCGCCGCCCGTAGTCGTCAACGTAGTCGTGTTTCCACCCACCCCTTGTGATTCTTGCTGCACACCGAGCGTATATGCACCCAACGCATCAAAGTATGTCCGTGCATACAACCACCTCAGATCAACGTCACCGCCTAACGGTGCTGGTGCAGATGTTTCAAAATGCGTGTCGTATGCTGCACCCTCATGGCTGTAATAGGCTGCCGGTGCATGATCTAACAGCTTGCCGTTAAAGTTCCCTGCGTGCGGCTTGTCGTCTATGATGCCGGCACAGTTACGTTCAAAGGTTGTCCCTGCACCATTCAATGGCCCATACCACGCAAAGCGCGTCTGCCCGGAAACGTCATCCACGTACCTATGCCGCAGTGACATCACCATTATTTCATTGCAGTTTGTATTGTCGTTCGGCAGCCAAAACCACACCTCATTTTCGTCTGCGTAATACACAGCAAACGATTGGTGTAGCCGATTCTTTGACAGATCCGGCCAGTATCCTTCATCCAGCGCATAGGATACCTTTTCAACCGTTTCGCCGCCGGCCCACATATACACGCCATCTTCTAGTACGAACACCTGCGCGTTGCCGGGAATCGTTACAACAGCACGGCCCGATAGTGTGCCACCTTGTTGTGGGTTGCGTGGATCTGTTGTAGTGCGTTGCTGTAGTTGGTATGGAATGGTCGCGTTGCCGGTAGGCAGTAGAATAGATATGAAATCTTCTGTATGGATTGCTAACGCGTTTTGTAATGGCTGTAAACCCGTTACTGGCGAACCCAAGTTATAAAAAGACGATGCGCCCCATGTTTCTGGATCGCCGGCATCTGAATACCAGACCCTATCTTTGTCTGCATTTGTGTTAGCACAAAACACACGGTTATCAAAAAATGCAACGTGTTCGGCTGTAGTAAACCGACTGTCCACATCCAACACATCCGCGTTGCCCGTCCCTGTCCATTTGATTGGAGGATTCACGCCATTGGTCAGAATAAGCGTGTCAAACGCGCGCACCCATTGAAACGTGTTATCATCCCCAGCTGTAATCGTGACAGACCCGGTTATATCTGTCCAACCGCTGTTGTAGTAATACATCTTGTCACCAGCCACAATAAACACATACTCTGTGCCGCTCGATGGCGCACGAAACTGCCCACAGGCTGTAAGTGTGGGTGTGCCGGCTATTGCACTGGCATTCTCATAGCTTTTGACACCCAACACCTTTTCAACCGATGCCGCTTGTGTCAGACGCGTGTTGAGCATATCGCGCAACCCGTTCGGCCCTATATCTTCAGCAGCCAAATCATACCGCACGCCCTGCGTCCACGGCCCGTATTTAATAGTCTCTGCAGCTATGGGCATTAGCCGGCCTCTACTACCAACGAGTTATCGGTGCGTACAATAAATGCGTATGGCTGATCAGATGCCGGATACCGACGATTGCCCTGTTGCGCCAGGTTCGCCTTCATCATCAGCCGCACTACGCGCGCCATCTCTGCAGCTTCGCGCTGCGCGCCTGACTCATCCCCCTTCTCTTCGTAATACAGCTTCGATGCACCGTAAACAAGCGCAGACTCAGCTATTTGTGGGAAACCCAGCGTGAGGAATGTTTTGTTGTCGTCTGATGCGCTCCATTCAGCTATGGCAATCTGGTATCTGACCCGGATCGTGACGTTCGTATCCGATGGCGTGTAATACAGTTCAATCGTGGGATACCCCGTAGTCGTATCAACGCCGCCTATAAATACTTTATATACGTTGCCGGTAAGACTTCGGTCTTCGTCCGACATATCGTATTCATCCGGCCCGACGATCTCTAACGGCCATTCGTCTGTTTCGTTGACAAACGACCACCATGCAGTGACCGCCCCGTCTACAGGTGTGTAAACGCGCGTTATAGAAGACGAATCAAACGTGGCCGTTACACCGCTTGTGCCGCCGGTAAGCGTTTCAGTTGCCGTGAATGTGCCGGACTCGCTATAGACATACAGCCGATTGTTGGTAGTGTCATGCGAATCCACAATGGCCGTCTTACCACTTGTCCCACCTGTGACCGTTTCGCCCACGGTAAACGTGCCACTGGCAGACGAAACAACAAACGTCAACGTAGTCTTGAACGTGGTCGTACGGTCTAACCACCACCACTTGAGCAGGTTTGATATTTCAACAGCTGTCAGATTTAGATATTTACGCGCGCGATTCTTAAACGACGTGTTGCCACTATCCAACCCTACGCGATCTAATACCAGGCTGATACCTTCGTCTAATGTCATTCATAGTCTACGATGTGGTTATGTTTACCCACGCGCCGCCCTTATACACCTGTAGCTGATCGTCTGTTGTGTTGTATATAATCCAGCCATTCGATGCCGTTAGCGCATTGCGTTCGGTTG